GAACTCGTCACTGGTGCCAGCTCGTTCGATGACGTGCAGATGGAGGTGGCGATGAACTACGCCATCGTATCCGCATACGAGTTGGCCGTAAAGAAAGGCTACCAAGGCACGCAGGAAGAGTTCTATGAAACGTTCTCCGAACTCACCAAGACGATGAACTCGACCAAGGAAACGGCCAAGGGCTTGCAAACGAAATTGGAAGAGTTAAGTAGGGAGTGGCAGGAGCTGAACACGTCCATAACCGACAAGCTAAGTACCATCAAGGACGGCAAGAGCGCATACGAGCTAGCCAAAGAGCATGGATATGTCGGCACAGTAGAAGAGTGGCTGGCATCGCTTAAAGGTGTAAAAGGTGACGCAGGATGGCTGCCACTAGTCAACCATGGCACGGCCAACACAACTTTTACGCTTACGCCGAACGCGATGCACGTGTGGGGCGAAGTAGCGCAACTTACGTTAACATTAGGCGCACCAATGCCAAACGTGGTGAATGAATATGCGTTCGAGTTCCAATCTTCTGCGACGCCGACAAACTTATCACTCCCTGCCACGTTGAAGTGGTACAACAACTATACACCGACCATTCGCGCAGGTAAGCGGTATCAGGCGTCTATTGTGAATAACGTTATTATCATGGGGGAGGTTGGATAATGCACAGACGAACCATGATGATGATGAATGACCTAGACCAATTATGCGTTGATGGGGTGAATTACTCCGTGCAGCCTAACAACGAGATATGGTATACCACCATAGATAACAATAAGGCTGATGCAGTGGCCATACTGAATAATTATGGAGGCGATAGAGATATTAAGATTTTGGAGCATGTATTTGAAAATGGGCTTTGGAAAGTCAAGGCCGACCGCCCCATAGTGTATATTCCAGAGAATTATATTAGATATGTGCCAAACATCGTGTCTATATCATTACCAAGCCGTGTAATAAAACTAAGTGCTTGGTCAATGGGGCTTGCGAGATACCCTCGAAGTACACCTAATTTACGTACGGTTATTTTATCTAGCGTACCTAAGATATTTAATTCACAATTTCCGCCATTTCAATGTGGTGATTTAGATATATATATACCAAAAGAAGGCTTAGAAGAATTTACGTCCTTAGGCATGTCTAAAAACCCCACTAATAGAGTTCACGAATGGGGTAATCCAGAGCCGCAATTAAATATCGTAGACCCTTATGCTAGGCAAACACTAGAAAGATTATATGAGGGTAAAATGAGCATGGCTAATGTACTTAGAATAACAGCCTTAAACAATACGTTTAATAACTCTCCACAATTACGTACTTTTGAAGAGTTGAAGTACTTTATCAATGTAACTTCGATGTATAGAACATTCTCATATTGTCCAAATTTGACAGGCACAATAACAGTCCCAGCAAGTGTAAAAAGTATAAGTGTAGTTTGTTTCTTTCAAACGCGATTGGAGGGAATTGAATTTTTGGCACAAGATTTTAAATGGGCATCATTAGCCATTAGGCAGAATAATAATTTGAAATGGATTAAGATGCACTCTATTGAGCCGCCACAGAAGATTGAAACAAATAGAACACAATTTGATTATGATAGTGGTAATGATACATGGAAATTATATGTGCCAGATGGTTCAGTAAATAAATATAATGAAGATTTCAATTTCAGAAATCTTAAAGAAAGAATTAGACCAATGAGCGAATTTAAAGAATAGGATATGAGATACGTAGACAACGAGGGGAACTCTGCCCCAAACAATATCGTGATAGACGGCATGATGGTGCTTAACCCAACGGCCGAGCAGTATGAAAAGGCGGGATATATGCCGTATATCGAGCCAATGCTCACAGAAGACGACTTGTTGAAACAAGCCATCGAGAACAAGGTGGCCGAGATTAAGGAGTACGACAAGTCACCTGCCGTGAACTCGTTCAAATTAAACGGCATGGATGCGTGGCTAAACCGTGAAGACCGCATCGGAACTAGCAGGGCCATCCAACTGGATAAGGAGAATGGCCAAACCGAAAGCGAGATATGGCTAAACGGCTTTTGCCTAAATGTAAATTGCGACTTAGCATTGAAAATGTTGGGCATGGTCGGCCATTACGCCTACAAAGCCTATAACCGCACGCAGGCTCACATCCATGTGGTGCGAGGGTTGAAGTCGGTAGAGGAAGTGCAGAAGTACGACCATACGGTGGGCTATCCAGAGAAGTTGGACTTAAAGACAATGTAATATGGCGATAATCAGTGCAATTATTTTGGCGACATACCTAATCGCGATGGGGCTAGCCTACGGAGTGAAAGAGTACGTCAGCGACAATTATTATATCGGCAAGCATCCGTGGCTGTTCTCTGTGGTCATGGCCGTAAGTGGTGGGCTGATGCTGCCCCCGATGTTGGAAAAGGGCGGTGACGCCCCATTCTTGGCCTTGTTCGCGGTATTCGGGCTGCTGATAGTCGCCATTGCCCCACATTACAAGGTAGACAAGATGCACGCTGTCGGGGCTTTCACCGCACTGATATGCGGTGCGATGTGGGCAATGTCATTCCATACGCGGATTGTGGCATGTGTGGCGATGGCGTGGGGCTGCTATTGGGTGGCTAAGTTGCCAAAGCCGTTCTATGTGGGCGAGGTACTGGCATTCGGTCTTATTTACGGAACATTATTAATTTAAAAATAAATGCTTAAAGACAAATTATGGGAAAGGTGATTGTAATCTTATGGATTTTGTTCGGGCTGTACCTGCTGGTCATGGCAGCGATGGTGGCAGACCTGTGGTCGGGAGTGAGAAAGGCGAAGAAGTTGGGCATTGCCGCGTCCAGTTATGGTTTCAAGAGAACGGTCGACAAGGCCGCCAAGTATTATAACCTTATGATTGCCCTCACGGTGATAGATGCTATGCACATGGCGGCGATATGGTACTTGGAGGAGTATTACCAATACCACCTGCCGATGTTTCCGTTCATCACATTGTTGGGGGCTATCTGTATCGGGCTTATCGAGATTAAGTCGATATATGAAAAGGCGGAGGACAAGGTGCGCATCGACAACGTGGCTGCATTGGCCAAACAGATTATCGTACACCGCGACAGCATGGACGAGATTGCCAACGCGGTGGGCGAATATATGAAAAAGAAAGAAAACGAAAAAGAGGAAAAGTAATGGAAATGATTAAGAACTTCTTGAAAGAGTTTAGTTTGACCAAGATGGTGTTCATCATCCTTGGCCTAGTGTTCGGATTTGTGCCGATGTTGACCGAAAGCGAGGCGGAGTACAATTGGGTGTTCGCATTCATTGCCTGCGCCATCATGTGCGCCTTTTTGGAGGCTATGCGCGCGGTCATGGTGAAACCCGAGGTAGAGGATGACGAGGAAGACGAAGTCGAGAAAAAGAAAGGCAAGAAACCTCGTTACGATTGGCGAAATCTTGTGTTGGCATTAGTGGCGACTGCTGTATCTGTCGGAGTTTGCTTACTGCTATGAAACTGACAGAAAGATTGGCAAGTTTCGGTTCGGACAGGTGGATGCACATCACGGCATCCCTTGTCCTTGCCGACATCACCACGCGATGTTTGCGCAGGTGCGGCGCAGGATGCCTTTTGTCGGCTGGCGTTGGCTTTGGCGTAAGTTTGGCGGTAGGCATCGGCAAGGAGTGTTACGACAAGTATAAGGAAAATGAAAAGTTTGATTGGGGCGATATCAAGGCCGACATCATTGGTGCTGTATGTGGCTCAATCATCGGACTAGTGTGAAAGGAGGTCAAAATGGTATTGACATTAAAGACAAGGGCTAACAAGGAAACATACACTATCGGGCATCTGTTCGTTGATGGTGAGTATTTCTGCGACACGTTGGAAGACACCAACCGCGGACTTAACGACAACATGTCAACTGCCGAAATTCTCAAAAAGAAAGTAAAGGGCAGGACAGCCATACCGAGAGGGACTTACAAGGTAAGTCTCACGATGTCGCCAAGGTTCAAGCGCGTGATGCCCCTGCTCATGAACGTGAAAGGCTTTGAGGGCGTGCGCATCCACTCGGGAAATACCCCCGAAGACACGGAGGGGTGCATCCTTGTAGGTCTTAACAAGGTTAAGGGGCGGCTCGTTGAGAGCCTCAGCACTTTCGATAGGCTGTATCGGGCAATGGCGGCAGAAGTGCAGCGAGGTAAGAAAGTATTCATTGAAATTGTGTAGATATGAAAGGAAAGAACATTCTAATATTAGTATTGCTGCTTACCGCCCTCGTGCTGGGGTTTATCCTCGGCAGACTCGGCAGAGGCAAAAAAGGAGAGGTGCAAGTAAAGGAGCGCATTAAGACGGAGGTGGTGACAAAGTACGACACCATCAGAGCGGCAGCCCCCAAACCTGTTCACGATACCATCGTAAAGTGGCAGGAGGCGAGAGCTCCTATCCACCATTTTCGTGACCTCACGAAAATGATAAAAGCTCCTGATAGTGTTGATGTTACGTTACCCATCACACAAAGAACATACAGGGACAGCAACTATACGGCATGGGTAAGCGGTTACAAACCATCGTTGGACAGCATACACACGTACAACAAGATGGTATACACCACACGCACTATCGAACGCACGATAACCAAGCCTCCCCGAAAATGGGGTATCGGCATCAACGCTGGTTACGGATATGGCATTAACTCTAAATTATTCGAACCGTACATCGGCGTTGGCGTGACGTATGTAATTTTTTAG